AACCATATACGTTTTTCCGGGTAAACAAATAGGTTATCTTCTGTAAGCTCATGTCCTTTACTACAGTGGGTAGGTATTTTAAACTCGCCTCTGATCCTGCTACAAGCATAGCATCTAATGCTTTCTACCTTTTTGGTCTCCCTATCGAAGACAACGTTTGGGTCGGATAGAATGATCCCGCACCGAGGGCACTTACCGCCTTGTGTATCAATAACCTGCTGGTATTCTTGAGGGGATATTCCGTACTGTTTCTTTAGGTGTTTATAAAACTCGCAGATTTTACACGACCGTTTTCCTCCTTTATTTATTCTAGTGTTCTCGGGAGTAAACTCGTGGCCGTATTTGCAGTGCGTTATATTCCTCTTAGATGCGCTCATAAGTTATTGATTCTATTAACTTTCCTGGCTGTAGCCGCCGACTGGGCTTAAACTTTCCACCTCATCCGCGAAGTTCTGGGGAGGCCAGATAACCTGTAGTTGGAAGTACCGGCACTCAACCGAGTCATTACTTTGGGAGAGATAGAACCTCTGGTTGTTTACCGACTCGCTCGGACCCAGTTGGGGCGGATCGTAATCGTATTCCGTTAGGGGTTCAAAGGTCCCGTACAGTTCCCCGAGAAGGACAGCTAGGGTAAGAGGAACCGCTCCAGTAAACTTATGGGAATCTACCGTGATAAACTCGATGCTCGCTAACTGGCCCGGATGAGCAAGAACGATAGGACCAAAGGTAATGTTGGCCGGGTAGTTCGCGCCGTTATCCTGATAAGTAGTGTAATCCCTGAACAGAATGGGACCGGAGATAGCAGGAGGAGGACCCATCAGGAGTTGGATGTTACCGGGGAGAGTTTCGACGGACTGTACTGCGCCAACCCCGCCAATAATATTCGCCTTCGGGCACCACGGCATCCCCTGCTCAGGGGGGACCGTGGGAAGCATCCTGTACCAGCCGGTACTTCCGTCTGCGGCAAACAAACACTGATCCTGGTATCCACTCGTATGCCACGTTAGATAGCTCTTAGAAGGAGACATATTGGCGCTTATCAAATCAGCGATAGGCGTTCCAATTCCGCTTACGCCGGTATGAACGTTTAGCTCGACTATCTGATTGTCGGTAGTCATGAAGTAAACGATGCTTCCATTTACTGTAAGGGCGTTGTAACTGAGAAGTCCGATCCTTTGCAGGTAGGGTTCTAGTATAAATGGGTTTCCGGGAGTTCCGTCACCCGAAAGAATATAAATATCGGATACTGTAAAGATTAGAGTTCCGGCATTCAGGGGAACGATCTTGGTAACTAAGGATGGAGCTTCCGCGAAGTTATTCGGGGCAAAACCATTGTACCCGTTACCAACGGGGGTGTCTGGTCCGGTGCTCCAGTATACCACGTTGCCAACACTACCAAAAATTCTGCTAACATGGAAGGCAAGGTTGATGATCCCCTTCGGCGGAACTGAGTTCTGCTTCGAGAGAGGAGCCTGTAAGAGAGTATTGAGTCCAGAATCCAGAGTAGTATCTGTGAATCCCTGAGACTCGTAAACGCTGAGAGGAAGAGTATACTCCGTATTCCCATTTCCGGAAATTGGCCCCGGAATCAGGTAATAGGTCGCACCGCCATCTTGCGTGCGGAAAATAGCCACATAATCGGCCTGTGGGTCGATAACTGAGGGGAGACCTCCGCTAACATAGACGCCGGTAGATGCGAAGAAGTTCCCCGTATATGCCGATATGGGGCTAGCGTTACTTACGGTGTCATCTAGGGTATTAACCAGCGCGACAGCGTAGCTCCACCCTCCTTGGGTCGTAGCAAGAGTTCCGGTGGGAGTACTCCCTTCTGGGCCAGTATTTACCCAGAGAAGTCCCGTTGATCCCGTAGTGATAGTATCTGCGGTAACCCCATTAAGAGTGGTAGAGAACAGAGGTATTGCGGTTCCACTTATCCCCGGTTCATACGCCGCTTCTTGGTTAGAGTTCTGGTCTACAACGAACTCTTGGGTCGTGTAATTAGTATTCGCCGTCCACCCAAGCTGGGAGGTAGGACCAAGATTCCACCAAGTAAAGTTCCCCGAGGCTTCTACTACAGACGGATACGCGGGAGAGATAGCTTGGATGTTAACTACCGAAGTAGGCCATGCGGGAAATGCAGGTGCTCCGGCTGAGCTACATGCGAGGGACTCGGGGAGGATATTGTATTTAGTAGTGCTCCCCGGAGGGGTGTACACCATATAGAAACTAAACGGAGTTCCGGGGAGAGTAGGAGAAGTTACGGGAGCGGTATACCCACTCGTGGTGTGGTACCAGACTCCATAATGAATCTCAGCGGGGTAGACTCCAGCAGATGGAAAAGAAATCTGAACAGAATCCTCAACAACCGTTCCTCCGGATGAGGGGTAGTTTGCACTCATGATCGGATATCCTTTTACAGGAGTACCCGTAGAGAAATTATAGGTATTCGGACTACCCGTTTTCCATGTCATCGGCCCACTAACAGGAGTCGGGGATAGCGTAGCTCCGGTAGTAGCCGTGCCTGTGTCGGTGATAGGCCCGTAATTTGCATGAGCAAGATTCGCAGTAAAAGTATTTCCGGTCACCGTACTAACTGCAACCGTAGTCCCATTTAGCCAAGTAGAAGACAACAGCCCATTAAAGGTTAGGCTAACCGCTGGGGTAAGAAGAGTCGTCAAATCCCGGTCAGCTACGATTGTTAGAGTTCCACCACGTACCTGAACTGAAGTAACATTCAGACTTAGACTTCCACTACCTATTCCCCAGAACATCGCAACCTGATGACCGATTGTAAACGTATAGGTCCCTGCTGCGGGAATAACTAGCTGGGGGAACATCCCAATATTTAGATCGGAGGTAGCCGGGAACAATTGGGGACTTGATCCCGCTACTGAGCCATTTCCCGAGACAGCGGGGGTTCCTACAGTTCCTGAGCCAGAGGTCAGGAATAGCCCGCTCATGTTTCCCGTATAGGTGGCAGTAGCTAGAGACTGACCGCCGTTCTGAGCCATAGGTGCATTAGTTCCACCTACGTTTATCTCTCCTGCGGCCCCTACGTCTGTCCCGAACTGCGAGCCGAGTTGCCAGCAATACGCAGGAATAACTCCTTGTGTCATGATTCCAGAATAGGACTGTAGCCGAAAAACACAGGACAGCGAACTTACCGTAGCCTCAATAACGTGGCCCGGAGTGTATGTATGAGTTGCCGCCCAAGTAAAGGAGGTATCACCGTCGTTTGGAAAACACATCCAAGTTACAGTACCAACCGTAGTTTTATGCCCGACAACTGTATTCCACGTAGGCGCGGCGGCTCCGGATTTTCCACTTCCTTCTACCTGCATCAGGTAATTGCTTCCTGAAACGGTAACTATAATAAAGTCCCAGCGGGAGTAGTAAGTATCCGCAACCCACCCGCCAATTGCGTTGTTTACTACAACCGAGGGGGCGTTAGTCCCGCCCGCCATCCCCCAGTTATACACGGGTCCGCCGTCTATCGATACTCCCCTGTTGACCCACAAAGCGGAGCCGTCAATAGTCTCTTGTCCAACCCCGGCCCATGTTATATGTGCATTGGTTCTCGCGTCGGAGATAGGGTTACCGCCCGAAAACACCGTAGGTGTATCCGAAAGCGCGAAAGGTGGGAAGAAAGACGCTGCGCCTACCCCGAGGGTAAGTATAGCTCCCGTTCCCGTACCCGTCTGCGCGGTAGTTACAACTCCACTTTCCTGAATATAGCCGTGTCCCGGAGTAAGAATGCTTAGACCCGTGATCCCTCCTGCGCCCGTGGCAGTTACGGATGTTACTGTAAAATAAGCATCCCCGGCAGTTCCCGTCTGTACAACGTACAACAAGTCTCCTATAGTATATCCAGTACCCCCGGCATTCAAAACTCCTGCCGTGATCTGTCCGGAAGATACCGTGGTAATATCTATTGTAGCCCCGTTGCCTCCCCCGGATGTATATGTGGCGACCCCTGTAGCTGGAGTATACGCTGTGGGACCCCCGTTAAGCACGGTGACAAGGGCAACTGCCCCTCCGCCTCCCGTGGTACTTACTATAAGAGTTGCACCGCGAACAGGACCCTGAGAAATATATAACAAGTCTCCGGACGAGTACCCAGACCCCCCATAAGCTGTAGTAGCCGAGGTGATTACTCCGCCAGACACACCAGTAATAGTCATAGCTGCACTGGTACCGTATCCGGAGGTCTGCCATACACTGGCTGCGCCTAGAGCGTACCCCGCAACCGCAGCACCACCGTAGGTAAGACCTGCTCCAGAAGCCGCTCCGGTCACGTTGGTAACCGTAAACTGCGCCCCTCCAGAAGTGGTCTGGGTACTCTCAAGTGGCACGATAACATCCCCGATGTTATAGTTCGATCCGGGCGTGGTGACAGTAACCGTAGCTACAGGTCCACCGCCGTAGGTAAACGGAGCATTGAACTGTGTTTCGTCGTCAACGATACTTACAGTAAGTCCGGTTCCTGTTCCTCCGGAAACCGGAATTCCGGTAGCATTGTAGTACCCCTCCCCCGCTGTCTGGATTCCTAAACTTGTTGCCGCATTCGTAGCTACGGCTACGGTAACTACACTCCCGCCACCCCCGGTACTTACAACTTTAAAATACCCTCCAGAGGCGTTTGCCTGCGTAGGTATAATATAGTCCCCGTTTACGTATCCGGTTCCGCCCGCTCCCACAGTGGCTGAGACAAGGTATCCCGTAGGGGCGGCAATATTCAGGGTCGCTCCGGACCCCCCGCCCTTCGTGGTAGTAGGAACTGTGGCTGTACTATATCCTGTTCCGACTGCTGCCCCGACGTTCAGAACTTTTAGGGTACCGTTCATGCTACCCAGAGGCGAAGTCTGGTTTACTGCAACGATGTCTCCAATAGTGTATCCAGACCCTCCAAAGGTAACCGACGCGGCCTCTATTCCGCCGACAAGACTCCCTATAGACAAAGTTACCCCGTTAGGCTCACCGAGAGTTTGAGAGACTTGGGAGTCAGCGGGGAAGAAAATTTGTAATCCGGGAACCAAGATTTCATACGCGCTAGGAAGAGCGTGTCCGTTCTTGGTAGATAACAGGGAGAATACAATAGTGTCATTTAAGATATAGAAGCTAGATAACTGTAAAACGGTACCGATAAGCTGTTCGGTATCCCCGTTGGTATCTATGATAAAGGAGTTTAGGTTATACGGAGTGAAGTTATAGGGATTCTGCGGCTCGGGGAAGGGACTTACCTTGTATGGGATTCTATCGAGCAGGGTAGTCAGCCACTTTTTACGGTCGTATCCGTCCCCCCAAAATAGAGTGTTTCCTACACTCTGCATATAGGACTGACCACTAGTGGGAACCTTGGACCAGATATTCAATTGCTGGTTATTTGAGGCGTCATACAACGCGCCTTGGGTATCAACCATGACCTTGATTTGTTCTTCGTTTGCGTTAAACTGGCGAAACTCGTAGAAAGAATTTAGGTCGGTCCAGGTGTTACTATTCCAAACAGAATTACCATACCGTCTCTTGAGAGTCAGTTTGGAGGTAATCTCGACATTTTCGCTAGGTTCGATAAGACGGCCATTGTGAGCACCGTAATAATGCTCTTCGATCCTTGAAGACACGTCTCTAAGGGCACCAGAGTTCGTGAAAAGCCCATCTGACCAGCGGGCCGTCCAAAGTGCAGTTCTCTTGGTTTGTTTTCCCGGATTCGCGCCTGCTATGCTAAGCTGGTTAGGCATTTTATCCTTTTATGTTTTGCTTTGTTTTCGCCCTACCCAAGCCTCGGATTTAGTCCGAAGGGTAATTCCACTCTTGATGAGGTAGGCTAATATCCTAGTTTTAGTTGTATTGTACTTCTTCGAAAGCTTTACGGAAGATACTCCAGATAGGTATTCTTCTGCCAAATCTTCGGGGGAGGGTAGTGTACTTAATTCTCCGGTTTTCTCCATATTGAGAGTGCGGGAGGCCGTAGCCGTTCTCAGGGGCACGTTGCTCTGTTTTAGTTGACCCCACACCCACGAAGGAGTTACCCCGTATTTTTCGGCCAGAACCCCGAGGTCTTTTCCTGCCAGATACTCATCCCCTAGCGACGGTATTCCGGGCAGTCTTTTAGACTCAGAATTAGATCGTGTATCAAACCCCACCACTTTAAATCTACGGAGTACACAGAACTTGGATATCCCGTATTTTTTTGCAATCTTAACGGAAGATAGCCCTGACTTATAATCCCTAATCAGGGTTTCTGTATCCGGGATATCCCCTCCCCGGCGCTTAGCCCAAGCAGTAATCATGTTCTTTTTGGTCTGCTCGCTAGGAACTTCCGCGTCCCCTCCGAGGGTACTATTGTATCCTATTTTGGGGTCTATAGAACCGAAGAATTCTATAAAATAGGTTTCAGCGGAGTTTAGAGACGCTTGATCGGGGCAGGATAGGATAGTACGAAACTCGAAGTTTTCGGGTCCGTAGTGGTGAATGGCTTTATGAAAATATAGTTTACTTCCCCTATGGCGACT